TATGTTGCTTATAATATACATTAAGCTAGTTAATGTACAGTTTAAGTAACATTATTCCCTCGCTTCGTTCCTAGTGCTAAAGGGTTTTTATGTACTGTGTTTGTGTTTTTCGACAGCCAACAATCTATCTATACCAACGAAAACCCCAAGTTTGTAGATAGGCTCATCAGTATGTTACGTGTCCTATATTTCTATAGGTTTTTCCACAGCGGTATTTCTAAACTGGCCCGCTAACCTTATGTGTTGGATTGTTTTGCCTAGTTAAAGTTTTATTTGGCCTGTGTTATAGCGTCTAAGTAGTTCGTTATTGGCTGCATATTTCATATGTTTTGATTTTAATTTTAATCCAGCCCAAACTAGATAATTTTCACTAAGTTCAGAAAGTTTTTTGCCTGCGTGTTTGCCAGTTGGCCAAATGCCTTGTTCTAATAATTTTTTTTGAGTTTCTACATCGTTTTTATATTTGTAGTATTTGTCTTGTCTTGAGTCTACTTCTTGTATCTGTGATGCAATTAGCTCACCTTTAATAGTGTCAGCTCGTGCCTTGGTCCAATCTAGTCTTTTTGCCATGTTCTAAAAGTGCCGTCCTAAGTTTTTCTGAGCCACCGACTCTAACATTTATAATTCCGTTGTAGTATTCATCTGTTTCAAGTACTCGCCTATCAAACTGCTCTCGTGCCTCTATGTAGGACATTTCGCCCCTACCTTTACATAGGTATAATATTTCTCTTGTAAAATGCTTTTCGCCTAGTGCAGCTACATCTGCATTTAGTCTGTCTGAACTACCATAGTAAGTCTTCCAGTCGCTTTCTTTATAGCCTCTACGTTTGTTCTTTTTGCCTTTAAGTGGCGGCTTAGTAGTTTTAAATTTTGCGAGCTTTTTGCCTATGTATTTTTGACCAGTTTTTTTATTCGTTATTAGATAAACAAATCCTTCATACTCGTCTGGTATTACTGTAATTTTTTTGCCTTTGTAAGTCCAGTGCATATGCTACTTATAGCAAAGACTAGATTTTATTTGCCTTTTCGAATTCTAGTAGTATTATGCTTTACATGTATCTCATCTGCTCTTAGTTTAGCATAGGACCGTATTTCACGCAAGAACTTTCTACTTTCTCTATGCGTTCTTACACTGTTCCTAGCTTCAAACTTTTCGTTAGCTCTGAAATAGTTTAAGTATGCTTCTACTAATTTGTCGTGTACATCACTCATTCTATAATTTCTATATCGTTTTCGTATGATGTAAATCCGTTTTCTTTGATAACTTTCATAACGTGATTTACTCGTCCTACTAATTCATCCTTATGAGAAATTAAATATACATTTTTATTACGTTCTCTACCCATTTTCTTAAGAACAGATAACGCACCTTCAACACCAGCAGTATCCATACCGCTGTCGATTAACTCATCAATGAATAACAAGTTAATATTTTGATATAAAGATTCCCATACATCTCTAAACGCAAAACTCATACCAAGTATTAGTCTGTTACGTTCACCTCTTGACAAATTGTCAAAATCTAAGTCTTGTCCTAACTGTGTAATTTCTACATTCAAATCATTCAAAAATAATACTTGATGCGGTAACCCTAATTTATCTAAATAATATGTAAGCCTGTTGTTTAGATACGCTAAGTTTTGATCAATAATTTTTTTACGAATAAATGAATCTTTGTTTGTAAGCAATTTTTGTAAAAATTCTTGATGTTCTTTTAAGTTTGTAAGATCGTTTACTACATTCCAATTAATTTCTTGTATAGCACTATTATTAAGTTCGTCAATCTGTGTTTGATACGGATCAACTTCGTCTTGTTTATTTTTTAATGCTGTCTTTAAACTATCAACATTTTGTCTATGTTCGTATGCTTCTTTTGCAGTGTCATAAAACGTACTTGGACGTCCGTTAATATCACCGATTATATCTAAATCAACAGCAACGTCTGTTACTTTAGTAGTAATTTCTTTTTGATATGCTAATGCATCTTCTAATTCTTTAGATTTACGCTCTGCAATCTCAGCTTTTTTATCTGCATGTAGTTCTTGACCACATGTATAACACATTGCATCTTCTATTTCTAAGATGTCTTTTTGTGCCTTTTCTACACTCCTATCGGCACGTTGTAGTGCAGGCTCTAGTGTGCTTAATTCTTTTCTAAGAGCCAAAATTCGTGTGTTGTTTTCATTCCAGTTTGTTAGTTTTTCATGTGCATCAAGTTCAGAATCAATGTCTAAGTGTTCTAATTCGTCGATTGCAGTATTATATTTTTCAATATCTGTGTTACGTTTTGAAATCCACGCTTTTTGTGTAGTTTTCAAACTTTGAATTGTAGTTTCAATTTTACTATTTGCAGATTGCACAGCTTCAATTTTTAATGTTTCTTCTGTAATTGCTTCTTTGGTTGTACGTACTTGTTCTTTTAAAACTTCTGCCTTTTCTGATAATATAGTAATACCTAACAGTTGTTCAATAATAGCACGTTGATCATTTTGTCGCATACTAAGGAATGGCTCAGTATAGGTGTTAAGTGCAACAACATGTTTAAACATGTCATGACTCATATTCAGCAAAGTATTAATCGATTCTTGTGTCTTACGGCTGTCACCTTGTGACTCGTCAACCATTTCCTGTTCTTGATCGTTTATATAAAACTTGAGTACGTTAGGAGATCGGCCTCGTTCGATCCTATAATCCTGTCCGTCCTTTTCAAAATGCAATGTAACAAGCATGCCTTTTGAATTTGTTTTGTTTATTAAGTTATTGCGTTTGATATTAGTTAAAGCAGTGCCGTATAATGCATACGATAGCGCATTAATAATAGTTGTCTTACCTGTACCATTTCGGCTACCGCTATCGTCACCTCCTTGATCTAAGTTTTCGCCTAGAACAAGTGTTAGCTGTTCTTTATCAAAGTCAACTGCTTGAGTTTGATTGCCAACACTCATAAAGTTTTTTACGGTTAAGTCTTTAATACGTATCATAGTTCGTTGTAGATGTCCAGTAAAAGTTTCTTATTAAAGCTATCACTATCAATAGCTGAAATTTCTTTGCTTACAATTTCGTCAACACTTTCAAATGTTGATATGTCTAGTTCAGTAGATATTTCTTCAATTTGTTTTTGCGGTATGAGTGTAATTTCTCTACACTTGTAAGTGCTAATATAAGTTTCTTTTATAAAACTTGCTTCTTCATATGAAATAGGCACATCAATAGTAACACGCAAATACATATTATTTTTTATAATATCTTGATTAGGATCAAGTAATCGACTAAGTGTTGTAGTTCTATACTTAGGACAATCTAACCAGTTTATATATACAGGTTCAGCATCGTTTTCTTTATCGAGAATCATCATACCTCTTGCATCATCCCATGCATCAGCATAATTGTGAGGAAATGCATTACCTAAATAATGTACTTTACCTTGTTGTTGCCGTTTATGGAAGTGTCCACTAAACACATATTCTTGATGTTCGAAGTGTTCTGCACGTAGTTCACCGTGATCAGGCATTTGTACCATGGCGTTCATGTAAAAACTAGGAAGTTCAAAATGACCAAACAAATACTTTGATTTTAGTTTAGAAACTTTTTTCCATTCGTCACCTACTAACCACGGAACTAATGCAACATCGCCTTCTTCGTAGATTTCATCGATAAATGTTATACCTGGTATAAATTGTGCAAATGCTGTTGAGTTAACATCACGCTTGTCTTTATAGTATAAGTCATGGTTACCATCAAAAAAGTAAAATTTTTCAAATGATTGTCCTAGCTTTTGCATACATCGTATGGTTGCATCCATGGTTGTAAGATTTAGACTGTTTCGATTGTGATGCCAGTCGCCGCAGAAGATACCAGTTTCGCAACCGTTTGCTTTTGCTTGTTCTATATACCAGTCTATAAATGCTTCGCAATCGTCATTATGTATACGACTGTTGCCTTTTAAACCAAAGTGAATGTCTGTAAAGACTGCTGCTTTCTTAAACAAATGAGAATCCTTTTATGTTCAACTTATTGTATATGAGTTTTAGTTGAATGTCAAGAGATTTATTTAATTCCTTGTTCCCGTTTTACAGCAGCTTCCCATTCGCCTGAATGCTGTCTAGTATAACTAGGATCTAAACCGTTCTGTTCTAAGATATCATCTCGGATGTTTTGATTTCGCTTTTCAATATTGATAACTCTAACAAATGAGTTTGTAACGGCGGCTGTGTAATAGGCAAATGGATTGTTGGACTTTGACTCATCAAACTGTAGACCAATTTGAGCAAGTTGTAATATCGCTTGTCCTCGCATTTCATCATTATAAGTATATCCTCTAACATTTCCTCTGGTACCGTATCTGTCACAGAGTTTCATCCACATACGAGCAAGCTCGTTTGTAGCTTTGCCGTGTGTTTTATCGAAGTATCCGTTTTCCATACCACCTTGCCAATGACTTTTGCCTACACAAACTAAAATATTATTTTCATCAAATTTGTAATGTTGAAATGGGGGGAAGTTAAGTTTTGTTTTTGTGTCAGCAA